TTGAGGTAAAATCAAATATTTGATCACTGTCTGTGGTATCGTATGTTTTCTTAATTTTTCCTCTCAGGGCATGCCCGGTCAAGTCTTTTGCCCCCCCATTCTCATTTTTAAGATGGAGTTCAAAAGTAATATCTGATCCTTGATCTATTACAAAATCTCTTTGCTGAGCCATGCTATCCTCTAAAAAACATTTTTCTATTATTTATACTTTAGAATTAATCAATTCTTTTAGGAGTTGTTTCAGTTCTTTCACGTCATTTTTTAATTCTTGTATTTCTTGTTCATCTTTAATACGTTTTTCTTTTTGTGCCTTTGCAGCTTCAAGTGCAGATTTATTCATATTTACAATCGCCCCGGTTTTCATATCTCTATAATAACCGGGGTGACCCTCTACCTTTATAAGATTTTCATTCATAACAATTTATGTACCTAAAGTAATCGCCCTTAATGAACTTAACACAGGTGGTCTAGAACTATTGCCAGCACGCATCACCACTTTGATTTGATAAGAAGTGAATGGGTCTAATGTTCCACTAGAACCACCAGCAAGATATTCATATTCACGGAATACATTACGATCTTCATCAGTTGGGTTATTAGTTTCTTCTTCTACAAGAACCCAATTTTTATCAGAAATAGAAGCATCAGAACCAGAAGGTAAAGTTTTGTAATACACATCAATAAAGCTGTTATTACTACGATGTGCATCAATCAAAATTTTAATACCAACAGCAGGTTCTGCTAATGTAATAACTTGTGATACATGCTTAGAAAGAGATGATCCTCCTGATGGGTTAGTTTCAGCAACAAAATTAATAGGAACATTTAAGATACCCGTTTCAGTTGCAGAATCTTGGTTATCAATCATATTAGTAGTCAAAGATGCACTCATAGTTGACAAGTCAATAACAGGGGAAATATACTTATTGATAGTAGTTAATGTTGCTGCAACGTCAAAGGAGTGATTTCCTGCACCAAGTTTAGTTTCTTCTTGAGATTCGGAAATAATCATTGCAGGGCTCTCTAAGAGAAGTGTCTCACCTGTAAACACTTCGTAGTCTCTACTACTCTTAGTATAAGCACCATTACCAGCATCATTAGCAGTTGATAATCCAGCACCATCAGTAAAGTTTGCAATAAAGTCAATAGTTACATTATCATTTATAAACGTATCAACGATAGGTGTAAATTCATCAAAGACAATATTGCGAGTTCCTGATACACTAAACTCATCAGTTGAATATGCTAATGTAGATGTTGCCGCAGAATCAGCTTTGAAAGTATATCCTGTACCATCAACTTTCACAACTGTTCTATTACCTTGCAGAGATGTTCCGGTAATACCAGCAAAGTCTCCGGAAGAATCAATATCTTCTAGGACAATTGTATCACCAGCCATCAATCCGTGATTAGGATGCGTAACAAATACGTCACTATCACCAGAATCAAAACCAAATGTTCCATTAAGAACTTGTGGCTGTAAATCATCATTATTAAATATAGCAACACCAGATTTGGTTTCATCAAATACTGCACAACGGAGTGTGAACATAATATCACGTTCTTGATCAGGTGACCAAGTTACACCGTTCTGAGACATGAACAAAGAACCAAGGTTTGGCTGACGGTTAATACGATTAACTGTTGAACCAAGTTCAAACTCACCTACTTTAGATACAAATACATTATATTGATTAGTGTCTGCGATCAGAGTAAATGCATAATCTTCATTTGTTTCTAGATACACAGGTTCTTCAAATGTAAATGTAGTAGGTGATGCCTTTACTGATGACATACTATTCAAGTCACCCGGAATATTTACATCATCACGTTCTACTTGAACTTCTGCAATAAAGGTTTTATCTGGAACACCAGCAACCATAGGACGAATTTGCATACGGACTGGAATATTATCAGATGGACGTGTTGCAAAGAACACATCAACTTCTGTAACAAATCCACCAGATACCATCGCATTAGGTAATCTAAATGACTGTGATAATGGGTCTTTGAAAGCACACTGGCGATTATCATTCAATCCACCAAACAAACTTGCAGAAGTTGATAGGCGACTTCTAGATGGAGTTGTAGCAACAGATCGAGAAGTAGTATTGCTATTATTACTTGAGAATAAAGATACACTAGTTTTAGTAGAACTAGCTTGTCTTGTGCTTTGTGGAGTAGAAGTCTTTTTAACAGAAGAGCTTTTGTATCCAATAGTAACGGGATTACCTGAATTATTTTTCCCTGAACTTACTTTTGATCCACGAACCCTTTTGTAGTCTCCGAACAAGGTTCCGGCCGGGTTCCATTGATCTGATCCTTGACCCAAATTATTTATAGACCTTGGAACATCAGTACCAGCAGCATTACCAATACGAGTGCCTACAAGACGCCATGAACCACCCGACGGAGCGGTCCCACCGCCAACGATTGGGCTGAACAGTAGTTTGTTTCTTGTATAATAATTCCAGTAGTATCTCTCTTCCTTCTGCGGTGGATTAGGAACAATCGGGTCTTCTGGTTTCGGTGTTGGTGGAGTAGGATTGCTAGGCGGAGCCGGAGTAATTGGTCTTGGTGTTGGCTTAGGTGGCTTAGGATTCGGCCTAGGCTTAGGTTTTTTCCTAGTGGAATAAGTCGCCGTAGCACCAGAAGTTGCCAATGAAATATTATTTACTTCAATATCAAATAGTTTAAACTCTCTTGTTCCACCTTTAAAGGTAGCATGTGGAATAAACAAGGAACCAATAATTTCACCTGTAGCACTACTGATAAGTGTTTCAGCACCTTCTGGGTGTTCATTGACATATTTAACAGCTTTAGCATCTGTTTTAGTTGTTCTCTTTGTTGAAGAGCGACCAAATGTTGTTTCTGTTTTAACCCAATTATCAACACCAAGATCATCAAAGAATGCAAAGTATTTTGTAGAAGGCTTCAATCCTCTAGCTCTAAAGAATACTTTACGAGAACGCATAAACGTTCCAGAAGTTAAGTTCTTAAAATCAAATTTTTTGATAATATTGTAAACTTTTGGACCTGTGTGTGAATGCCCGGGTATCTTAACCCCTATTGCGTCATTAACAGTTTCAATAGTAGGTGCAAATGCTTCAATTGAGAATGCACCTCTTGTAATTCTATTAAATTCTTTTAGAATTTGTGTTTTTTGCTTTTCATAATTTTTCTCATAATCATCAATGGTTTTACCAGGAGCAATTTTAATTACAGTAGAAATAGATGTAGGAGACTTTAGTTCATAATATTTTTTAACAAGTCTCTGGGCTCTAGAAAGATTTACAGTTGCATGGTAATCTCTCTTAGGGCTCAATTCCATTGTACCAAAATAACTAACCACATCAAATGGATTAACGTTTTCAAATTCCGATGCAAAAGGTTGATCAATCACAGCAGAATCTGTATAGTTAAGCATCAGGTGATCACCCAATACACGAACATTAGATGAAGAAGCTGAATCAAATAAAATTCTAATTGGATTTGTAGATTGTAAAGGATTTACTAACTGATTTTCAACATCAAAGGAAACCGATGTTTGACCTAAATCAGAGTATGTTGCGTCCTTAAAGTTATCAGCAAAGAACCCCGTTTTGAATCTATTGTTGCCATTTGCATCCAAAACTTCAATCTTTGAAGTATCAGTTTCTAACAAAGATAATGTAGTGAAATCTTCTAATCTTTCAATACGATCTTCTAAAGTACCAATGTCAGACATGGTATATCCACGATTGTCAATATATGTAAGATTTAAATCGTTTTCATCATCAGTATATGGGTTGAGACTAATGCTGTATAGATGTAATGAATTCTCAGGAACAGGCTGATACTTAGGGTTTAATGCTGATCTACCGGTAACTGTCATAAAGTTACCACCTTTAGTCATAACCAACAAATCTTTACGAGGTAAGTAGTATTCAATATCAGCTTGAATTGTAGATGTATTTAAAGGAAGTTCATTAACAACTGCTGTTCCAGCTGAGAAATTGGAACCAGTATCGTCTTTACGAGAACGGAAATCTAAAACATTTCTCAGTTGAACAACAGTTCCATCTGATTTAGTGTACTGAGGAATAGAACCATAATCAATTTCTGAGTAAGAATTTACAGAGAAGAATGCACCAGTTGCACCATGAGAAAGATAACTAAATCTAACAAAAATATTATCAGTTGGTGCAGCTGAAGACGGATTTAAAATAAGTCTACCCTGATCGTAGAAGTTATCACGTTGACCATTATCAAGGGTATAAAATGGTAAGACATCTGTTCCATCAGAATCAACAGTTCTAGCTCTAATTACTCCAAGAATATCTGCTTTACCCAAAGGAATAAATCTCAATCCATTGCCATCAGAATCAATAGCAGCAGTTACAGTAGTTTCTGTAACTGTTTTGCTTCTAGATAATGAACCATCTTGTGAGATTTTTGAAATTTGCGTAAGAATTTCAATTGACTGATTAGGAGAGGTAGCATGTGTGATAGTAGAAGAGTTGGTTCCAGACCCTGTAGGAGTTACATCAGGAGTAATTAGTGCGCCATCAGAATCACGACTAATAATCCAAGAAGATGTATTCGTAAAACTTTCACCTAAAGCTGTGAGTGAAATTGTACCTACACCAGAACCATCTAATGTTACAGTTCTGCGTCTTTGAACTGTCAGAGAAATATCATCTAAGGATTTAGGTCTAGTATGCTGTGTTGGGAAGAATACATCATTATTGTTGGTTTCTTGAAGTCTAGCAATGTTGTATTCTAGAATTAAGTTACCAAAAGATTCTGAGTCTGTTCCCATAGAACGAACCGAACTAAACTTTTGACCAGAATTCATTTCTGTATCAAAAATATAGTAGTTATAGTTTGAACCACTAGCCTCTACAGACCTAACACGGGCAGTACCAATTTGTGTGCCACGGATACTTGAATCATCATAGAGATTAATTTGTTCAAGGGTATCTACATTAGGAAATCCTTTGACACTTGTGCCATCAATTTGAACATAATTTCCATACGTTGCTGAAACAAGATCGTTTTCAATTGTCGCAGTTTCTCTAGCACGGTCCAATCCAATTATTGTGTTTGCTTCTGTTGCATATCTATATCCACCAACATAAGCTATACCTTCAGCAATGTCAATGTTTAATGTAGCAGAATCAGTAAAATTCTGTTCAATCTCAACATTAAATGGTTCAACAGTATAGTTGCCAGACTCTTCAGAAGTTCTTTTTGCAAGTTCATCACCAATAATACCATAAGTGGTTTTCTCAGTCTCATCTAAGAATGTACCGTCAATGACAGTATTCAAATATACAAAGTTATCATCAGCATCCAAATCATACTCAGTTGTCAAATCTAACTGAATACGATATCTATCAGCACCCGGTGCAGTTTCATTAGGCAAAACAGCTTGGTTATCATAGAGAGCATCCTCATCATCAGCAGTTACAATTTGCTGAACTACTTTGAAGCCAATCATAGTAGTTGGGTATGCAAAATATCGGTCAATCATAATAGTTTGTGGATTACACTGAACAAAATGACCAGCAGCATAAAAAGAACCAGTAGAAACAGAAACAGAAGAACCAATACCTACAGCAGCATTTAATTCTGTATCAGTAGTTTGCACAGTTACGGCTGTGCCATTTCCATTTGTTAAAGTTGCACCTGAAGTAAAACGCACAGATTGTTCACGATCACCAAAAGCATCACCAGTTGTGCCACCAGATGTATTAGTATAGTTAATATAAAAAGTAGCAGGGTTTTCTACATCAATATATGGTTCAATACGAGTAATACGACCAGAAATACCTGTAGTAGATTCTGTAATAGTTTGACCTACAGCAAAATCTGAAACATCTGGATTACCTGCAAGTTTCACAAATTCCATATTTGTGTTGAGAGTTAATCCAGCAGGATTTACTTGTGACCCAGTGCGAAATACGTTGTTAGCAAATCTTTCAATCTCTTTCTGAATAATAGTCTGCATCTGTGTCAATTCACGGGCTTGTAATGCACGCCCAGAATTGAAAAGAATCCGATGATAATTATCAGAATCTCTAAAATCATCCTTATAGGTAGTAGAAAAAGTTGTATCTGTAAGTTTACTAACCATAGTTTTGCCTTATACCTTTAAAGCTGGAAAACAATTTTAATGTCTTCAGTTTGTGCTGCGTCTCTGACAACTGGATTTCTATTTTCAATATATAGCAATTCTCCGGAGAATGGATTAACTTCACCATTAGAATCTACACCAACCAGAGTTGCTGTGTTCGTTCCGGGGTTATCGGAATCTACAATACTCTCATTATTAGAGAATGACTTAAATCCAGTATTATCGTTTTGATGAATAAACAGTGTTGCTGTGTTTCCATCATATTTATCTACATAAGCTTTAGCCCCAGATGTAGAACCACGAACAAAAGTGTCACCTGCAAATGTTCCCTGAACACCAGAAATTGTAAGTGTTCTTAATGCAGAACCTGAAGAAGAAGTGAAATCACTATCTGCATGTTTTTTCGGATTTTTCAAAATACCAACTTGACGGAAATCTTGATCAACAATAAAATCACCACCTTCTGTTCCAGAAGGTTTTGCATTCATCATAACAAAATTTGCATTAATGTCTCTTCTAGGGTCAGCACCAATACCTTCCATAGAGATAATAGGCTGAATATCAAAGGCACCATTATTAGAATCAGTAGAAGTTACTTGAGCAAAACTATAACCAGAACCAAATGCAATATTGCTTGAACCATCTGAATCAATGACAGCTTTTAATACTGTTCCTGAAACTCCATCAACAGTAAGTTTCAATGTAGCACCTGATCCATTACCTACAATAGTTGCAGTTGCATCAGAAGGATAATCGGCACCACCAGATATAATACGATATCCAACAATAGAACCCTTAGCAGCAGAATTCTGAACATTCAATTGTGTTGTTTCAATGTTAGATACAGATGTGATGATTTTGTTTACTGGAATAAAGTTAGCAGAAAGATACTTGTTAGCATTAGAAGCAGTAAGAGTAAACAAGTATTTCCAAATATATCCATCTGCTGTTCTTACGGCAGAAGTTGTAGTGCCTGTTGTATCAGGATTTACTGTTGAAATTACAGCAGCACCTGTGCCATCTTTGCCCTGCTCTAGACAAATGTAAACTCTCTGATTTTCTGTGAAAACATAATATGCACCAATAGAAGAAAGTGTTGCTGCATCTGAATATGCTTTATAAACAGTACCAGAAGACCAGTTATATCTGGTTGCAACAAAGTTCACATCAGACATTTTCTTAATGCCTTGCATGTTAGAACGGAATCGTCTTTCTTCTACTACAGTGTTTGTAGCCGTTGGCACAGTTTCACTAGCATCCCATTGATCGGACTTTCCGACTGCAATATAGTAAGTGTTGTCAGAATCAGCAACATTGTCAATCAATGATTCGATTAATGTCTTTTTAAATTCGTTTGTTGCAATAGCTGTCATTTACTTGTAGCCCATTAAGTTAGATAAGTGATTCTTGAGTCGGAGTCTCTATCAAAATGCCATTCTGTTCCATCCCAAGCAAGATCAAAAGAGATTTTATTATGTAATGTTAATCCTGTAGATGTGCTAGGATAAGCAAGACCACTAGAACCAATAGTGATAGAAACATCTACAGAAGATGTTGATTTGTTTATAATTCTTTTAATTTCACCATTGCTTGTTCCATCCGAGAGTGTAAAACTACTGTTGATTGTTGGAGTGCTTGGTAAATTGAAAATATAAAGTGTACTTGAGTCAAGAGAAGTTGTGCTATCTGAAATCGTTAAGATTTCACCACCCGGCATAAATCTATACAACTCATTAAAGTTATCATTTAACTTTTGACCAGCATCACGGAGTGTATTTCCTGTGCCATCATTCGCTGTTGTTCCTAAAGAAATAAGTTGTTTTGTCATATTACTCTAACTCGGTTAAATTCTATTAGTTTTATTTATAAGGAGTTTAAATACAATTGTCATCATATATTACCACCATGCTTTACTTGAGAATATCTCGTCATGGTAACGACTTCAGTAGCATTGTGGAAATAAAAATATTTACCATCATATGTTGGAGAAAATCTGTCTGAATTAGCATCTGTTGGATCAAAAGTATTTATTTCTGTCGTATTGATTGTATCTAAATCCCAAGGAGTTGATAATTCGAACTGATAAACAACTTGAGTGCCATCATTTTGTAAAAACATTCTAGTGCCATCAGGTGAAAAAAAGATCGGGCAATTTGACATTGCAGAAACCCCTGCAAACTGAGAAAATACATCCGCATCGATTGACTGATCAGCAGGTTGATTGGTTGTAAAAGACCCTGTTATATCCCAAGGTGTACTTAATTCAAATTTATTAATAAACCTACTAATGCCCGATCCGGCATTTGCAGTTCCAGTTACAAAGAGATAACGACCATCACGACTAATAAACGTTTGATTTTCGCTTACTGTTAATTGATTGCTGTCAGAAGCATTCTTGATATTCTGTAATAAACTATCTGCGTTGATGTTCTGATTACTTGATGAACTAACTAGAGTATATGGAGCAGAGCACTCATATTGATATACATCAGCGCCACTACCAAATAAATATCCACGCATACCATCTACTGACCAGTGCCATGATCCCGGGCTGGAAATGTCGATGCCAGTAGTAGTTTTCAGTCTCCAATAATCAAAAGTGGAATATGTGAGGTCACCTGTGATACCAGCGGGCATGCTACCCAATTCAAAGGGAACACTTAATGAATATGACTTTAATCTGGTATGAGTGGTACCAACCCGGCCCATGATCCAAACTTTTTGACCGTCTTCTTGTATCTGAATTCGTCTTACACCACCAGTAAAATTTGTATCTCTGGTTTCTTTTTCAATACCACTACTACCAGTATCATACTGGGGTGTTGTATCTGTAATATTATCGTCAAAAGTCCAACACCCCAGTATGATACTGGTAG